AAGTGGGAGCCCACCCTGTCGCGACTACAAGTTCGGCGAGTTGTCGCCTGTAGCCGCGTCCGTAGGGTTTGGGTCTGTTGAGTCCTCTACGCCGATCTCGACATTTGGATTCTGTTTCAACCATTCGCGCCAAGTAGCAGGAAGAGTTTCGCCTTTAATGCCGAGCATGATGTACGCCCAGCAAGCCATATCGGATGCACCGATACCGCGACCGTCGGAGACTCGACGATTTTCTAGGCGTTCCCATTCAGAGATCGCAAAGAGGTTTGTAATTAGTAACTCTTTTTTGTCTCCGCGTGTGAGCGTGAGTTTGATCTTCATTGTGTTTCCTTTCGTCGGGCCAAGGAAGGCCGAAGATTATGGGTTTGTAGTATCAGCGCTGTAGACCCCGCCCATTAGGACGATGTCTATGGATTGCAGCTCACCAAGCGAAGCGGAGATGACTGGGAGAGTCTCAAGGTAGCAGTTGGTAAGTGTGAAGCCCGGGTTAGTTGCTGAATCAACTGCCGAAGTTGGTTTGACAATGACAGTTGTCTTTGTGCCGACCAATGGTGCAAGTGTTGCATAAGTGGCGCTTGCTTCGTAGCTCAAAAATAAGGTCAGGGTGCATTCGTTATCCTCGAGGCCCGCCGTGAAAGTGTTTGAAGTTTGTCCGAATGTCGTGTCGTTTAGAGCGGTAACAGTGCGATTCAAGACGGCGCTTGTGCACCAACCTGTCAGCGCGGTTCCGCCGAGAGTGACAACTGGATTTGAGAGGATTGTGGAAGTGGCCATGTGAGTTACTCCTTGGAAGTGTTGGTTTTAGTTTGACACATAATAAGACCGAGAGTGTGGATTAGGCAGTCTGCACGACAGTCGAAACCGACAGCTCATAAGCAGGGAGCACCGAGCCACCGATGTCTAGGTTGGTTGGGCGTCCAGAGACCACGCCGATATTGAGTGCGTAGATCTGGGCGAGGATATTGAGAAGGCTCTTTTGGGCGTCAAGGTTGCCTGGGCCTAGCGTGATGATCTGCAAAGTGAAGTTTAACTTGGCGACATTGTAGTTGTAGCCGTCTATGGAGTCAATGTTTACAAAGACGGAAGGTGGGCTTATATTCCGCGGATCGTTATTGACCTGTAGACCGCTTACCGTTGAGAGCTTTGCGACCAGATCGTCATAGCCTTCGTTGAATAGATCCGTGTAATTAGGTACAGGCATCAGGCGACCTGTGGGCGATCAATCCCGAGCAACTGGCGGATCATTCCGTTCAGACCCATAACTGGAGTTACTCCCATGTTTTGGAATGAAGCGAATTGGTCTACCGATCCGCGTTGGCGGTACAGCGCGCCACCGTACATCTGGGTTCCTAAAAAGACATCTTGCGAAGGGACAGTCGTAAGCGAGTCCACATAGCCTGCTTCCATTCGGCGTCTCCAGCAGAATTGTGAAGCTGCACTGGCGCACACTGTCAAGAACGCGGCGTCAGCTGCGGTCGCTGTACCGATGCCAATCCAGTCCTCAAGATTGGCTGCCGTAACCCAAGTGCAGGTCTGCGTAATAGTTAGCGTGCCAGAAGCGGCAGTGCGCGCAACATCATCGGCGGTCTTCGCAAAGAGCACCTGATTAGCGATTGGGTAATTGACATCGTAAATGAGATCGCCTTCGGTATCAATGCCGACATAAAGGTATTGCGGTAATGCGCGAACTGTGTAAGTTCCGTTGAAGGTTGCGTCTACTCCAGCGATAACGACACTTGCGCCGAGTTCAATTTCTGCATCGGTGAGAAGTTGAACTACGGCGTAGTTGTCTATGAGGTATTTCTGGGTGACTGTGTAGACGGCCATGAGCGGATGCTCCGCTCTCGACTAGGCGATCGTGATTGCTTGGATGAAGCTGGACTTGGCAACAAATGTCGCAAAGTATTGGTGAATTGAAAGCGTGCGACCCAAGGTTGAAGGATTCTCGAAGCTTTGCAATGAAGCGCCAGATTCGTAGATCTCAAAGCCCGGGGCGTACACAACGAGCATGGTTCCTGATGCAAAGTTGTTATCAACAACAAGCGACAAGCCCATGACATCCATCATGTTGTAGCCAAGACCGCCTACGCGACCAAGAGCGTTCTGTCCGAGTACGCCGTTTGTGGTGTAACCAAGGACAGGTCGTTTTGATCCGTCAAGCTGACTGCCCAATTTTTCCCAGACATCGGGACTTACGCAAAGATGAGTTGGGAAGAAGTTGCTGTCTTCTGTGATTTCGCGCGCTGCGTCATAGAGCGAGCTGATCAAAGATGAAGGGTCATTAGCGGTCACTGTCCAAGTTGACCCTGATGCTGTCTTGCCTGCGACAAGTGCATCGGCTGCGATGTCGTCAGTTTTGATGAGCACTTCGCCAGCAAGGTCATTCAATACAAGCTGGAGGGCGCTTGGGTCTGTGAAGTCGATGTCTTGGATTGACAATGTTACTTGACCTGCGACAGTTGATTTTGTAACTGTGTTTGCAGCGATAACCATTGTGGTTGCCGATACTGCGTCAAGCTGATTGCTCTGCACAGCCGCTGAGGTATGTGTCGTAATGGTAGGTCTCACGAATTGACGCGAAGTTGTCGAAGGCATCGCCCTTGCGCCAAATGCACTGACTACTGGGCGCACGAAGTTCAGATCTTGAAAAAGTGGTCCGAGCACTGGAATATTTAAGAGGCCCGGGGTGTCGCCCGTAACAATGTCGCCAGCTGCCGCTTGTAGTGCTGTTTGACCGCGACGCTGTGCTTGCTTAAATGCGTCGCTTACTTTGTTGTAAGTGTCTCCGCCGATGTGATATGCGGCGAGCACTTCCGCAGCCGAAGGCATAGCGAATTCGCGTTTTGGCTGTGCTGGAATTGAAAGTGTTGGGATGCTTGCTTCGATTGCTGGGACTGTTGCTTCGGACATGGTTTCGTTCTCCTGTGTAGGTTCTGTTTCTATGTTACTTATTTCTTCGTCTTCGTGGTGGATACTCGCTGCGATGTCTGTGATGATTGCTCCAGCGAATGCAGGAACTGGCACCATAGACAACTCAATCCAGTCGGCTTCTAGGACTGTGATTGATCCGTCTTTGTTTGCTCGAGTCTTAGTTGGGTTTACTCCGACCGATACCGAGTCCAAGACGCCGTCAAGGGCGAGCTGCAAAGCGTCGTCGCCTTGTGCGGTCTTGCTAATTCTTGCGGTAAACATCATGCCTTCTTCATCGTCGTATCTGGCCGTAACAATGCCAATCGCGCTCTCGCTTGAATGATTGAGAAAAAGTCGTGGGGCTTTGCCGTCTACTGGCAGACTTCCGCGCTCAAAGATGACTTCTGTGCCGTCGGAGACGGTCGCTGCGACACCGTAAGGGACTGCGATTCCTGTGATAGTTCTGGTTGGTGTGCCGTCGCTGGCGGCTGCGTCAATGCTGACGCTTTGAGCTGTAAGTCTGATCATCGGTTTGCTAACTCCTCTTGAGTGTCTTCTTGGATTGGTTCTTCGGCTTTGTCTGCCAAATAGTTTTCTTCTAAATATTGTTCGGCATCAAATTCAACCATTGTTCCGTTAGGCAAAATGTTGTTCATGCTGAACGCTTCGGCAATCGCTTCGGCGTAAAGTTTGACGCCAAATATGTAAAGGTCTGCGCGCGCTTGCTGTGATGATTGGTAACTGTACGATCCAGTTGATACGCCAACTAGGTACGGTGGCACATTGCCTAGTCGCGCCATTTCTAATGCAGAATAGTTAGCGGACTCGATTAAGAGCATCTTGTCTGGACTCATCGTTGTAGGTTCGTAAGTGAGGAATTCGTTTAGACATGCTGTTTGATTTGTGGCTCGAGCCGCATTGAAGGCCTGCGCGAGGTCAGCCAATTCTTGCGCGCTCAAAGGCTCACCGCCAGTCTGACGAAGCACCCCGGCAGGAATGGAACTGGACGCATTGCGATTACGCGCCGCTTCAATTTTAAGCGCGGTCTCTACAGCCGAGACGCTTGTGTAAACAAGTCCTGTTGTTGGTGACAAGATTTGCAAAAGATCGCGAGTGTCTAGTTCCACGCCGTTGAAGTAGACCTGATTACTCGGAGCGAACCAGACGGGACCTGTCTGATCGGTAGTGGTAATTGATCCGACTGGGAGCCTTTGATAGGACGCTGGAAAGCCGTCAGCCGTCCTTGATGTAATGTGAATTATGCTTCTACCGAACATGTAAAGGTCGTCAAATACCCAACTAAAAAAATGGGCGTAAGTGTTTTGCGGGTCAGGTTGGCGCATCCATGATCGAGGCGCAATGTAATTCTTGACCATGCGCTCGCCGTCCCAGCTCATGTTGTAGGCGCGAAGTGGCATACATCCGATAACTGACGCAAGCAAGTCTCGACAGCGACTGACCGCAGGAATGGTCATCAGTAAATTGCGCTGTTCACCTTCTCGCCAAGAATAATATTGGTTAAAGATATTGCCAACATTGTTTTGATTGCCGTAAATGTTTGCTCCTGCCGCTGCCGCTTTCGCAGGCGCAGGACTGATAGCAGCCTTGTTTACTTTGCGATCAAAGATTCCCATAGCACAAGATTACACAT